ACTCGCTCGGCAGCGTCATAAACCGCGCCTTGATCGTGTCACCCTTCTGCATCGCCGCCGTCCTTTCTCTCGCCGTAGGAGCAGAAGTCGTCATACCCGCTGGCAACCATCTATAACCTTGTCACAGTCGGCTGCCCATATTGCCAAAAACAACGCTTTGCCGCAAAGCCCTTCATAGTAGCGGCGAAGATTTAACCTGCCGCCTTTATACAAATGTCTTGCCCCGGCATTGCTCGTTTTGGTACACGGAGGGAAAGCGATAATCATATCCCATCGCCCCACATCATGCACCTGTCCGTCCATTGTGGTCACTTGCCCCCCTCTATGGCCTTTAGAGCATCGCCTAAAATGTGCCATTCCGGGTGACCGCCAGACGGCTCCTGTATGTCGCAGGAATACGCCTCATGCCCCAGCGCACGAAACGCAATACATACCACTTGGCTTTCCTCACACGCTATCAGAACTCTCATGTCCTAATCTCCAAACACCACGCCGCACTCGTCCTTCAGCATATCCTTGATGTGCTTTCGCTTGATGCGGCCTTCGTTGATCTCCTGCGTGATTTTCTCCAGACACTCGTACAGATACGCAATACTGTGGGTGTCGCGGCTGTCCGGTGTCTCCTCCTGGACGTGCCAGCCGCACTTGTCGATCAGTGCCATCGCCACCATGTCCATGCACTCCTGTGTGCCTCTGCGCTTGCCGTCCAGAAAAATCCGGTCGTCCCGGCTCAAATGCTGCTTTGCCATCACTCGCCCTCCTCCAGACGAACCACCTCGTAGCAGCCGTAGCTGCCGCCGTTGCGGATTGCCTTCCAAATCGCAAAACGAACATTCTGATGCTTCCGCCCGGACAGCTGCGCCAACTCCGCCGTGGTCGTACCCCACCATCGGGGCAGGCGGTACTTGTCCCGCGTCACGATCATGTACACCGTCATCCTCACACCTCCCGGATGGCGTATCCGTACCGGTTACGGAACAGCTTTGCTTTCATGGCGTACTCCCGCGTCCTCATCCCTTTCACGTCCTCCACTACCGGCAGCCAGTACCGCTGGCCGTAGCTGTCAGGAGCCGCTCTGCGCTCGTACACGAAGTCCGCAACGTAGTCGATACTTTTCACGCGGTCGCCCTCAAATGTCGTGTACGCCTCTTGCAAGCAGTACCGCACCTGCAATTTTAGCCCCCGTATCTCCCCGGCATTTTGCAGCAGCAACAAAGCGTCATAGCGCTCCGCCTCCTTCTTGCTGTCGAAAGTCAGCTTGCCGCGCCGCGTCTTCTGCGCCTTGTACTTTCCGGGCTTGCGCATCTTCTCCATGACCTGCTTCTGCGCCGCAGGCCCCAGCCGCATCAGATCATCACTGTTCATCCAACAACCCTCTTTTCTCCAGTCCGCGCTTGCTCATGGTGTAACGCTTGAACGTCGTCAGTTTCTGGTCTTTCCCGCAGCGCTGGCACACGCCCCGCGCCCAGCCGTGGAACGCTGGCTCGATGATGTATTCCGCCGCCATCTCCTGCAAGCAGGCCACGCACAGCCTGCCGGACGCGATCTTCCATGCGCCGTCGTTCATCGCAACCTCCAGTTCTTTCCGCTGCCCGTCACGCTCATGGTAAAGCCCTTCGCGCGCTCCGCAATGCGGGATCCTATCGCCTCGTCCCAGTCCAATATCTGTCCTATCGTCCGCTCAGAACTGATGATCGTAGCACACTCAGGCTTTATGTACCGTGCGTTGAGTATTTCAAACGCAATGTTCCGGTCAGCCTCCGTCACGTTGCCCTTGAGGAAGTCGTCGATGTAAAGCACGCGGATAGTTTTCAGCTTTCCCACGGCATCGGCGTACAGCTCCGCATCGTTTACCTTCGCCTTGAGGGCTGGAATGTCCGACCGCCACTGCATATACCGTACCGGCAAGCCTGCCTCCATCAGCTTCCCGCAGATCGCCGTGCACAGGTGCGTTTTCCCGCTGCCGGGGGTCCCACCGGCATAAAACCACTTCCCGCGCCAATCCGTGATATACGCCTCGGCCATCTGCTTTGCCTGCTTCTGCCACGGCTCCGCCGTCTGGTACGTATCCAGCGTACAGCTTTCCAGCAGACCGGATAGCCCGCTACGCGCAATGCGCCGCTGGTTGTCCTTGCGTATCTGGCAAGGGCAGATACGGGTCATAAGCTCCCCGGTTGCGCTGCGTGTGGCCGTATAGCCCCTGTCCTCGCAGTCTGGGCACTCAAAGTACGACTTCTCCGGGGATATTCCATTTTTTCGCAGGTTCTCCAGCACCGCCGTTATGTCCATCGCCGTGTTCCTCCTTCCACCTCGTCTCCCAATTCCGCACGGCGGCTTTCCAGTCCTTCATGCGGTTTTTGCCTACCATCCACCCCTTCTGCTCGTAGAAGGCGACAAAGTGATCTGCGTTGACGTGATAGCCCTGCGCCTGAACATAGGCGGATACATCATCAGCGGATGGCGGTGTGAAGCGCTTCGCGCGCGTATCACTCACACCGTTAGGTGGGAGTGTATTATCTTTGGTTTTGTCTTTGGTTTTGTCTTTGGTTTGGTACGGTTCGTATACGGTCGTATTCGATCGTATACCATCGTATACGGTCGTACCCTCGCGACGTGCATATCGCTTTTCGATGTTGCGCTGATTCTTTGCGCATCTCTCGTCATACGCCGCTTTTGCCCTACTTACATCGTCCGCAATAAAATCAAATGCGATCGACTCCCGTCCCGTAAGTTCCTCCGTCTCTCCGGTCTCGCCATATTTCAGCAAAGCCCGTACAAGCCGACCTACCTCTTGATCTGAGAGTTTCTCTAATTTCTTGCGATAACTGTAATAAAAGGGAATGTACTCAAGAGCCACTATGCACCGCCTCCCACTCCTTCGGCGATACGCCTATTTCCCATTCTTTTCCTCCTTTCGTTCGTACTCGTCCGTCAGGTGCCGTGCGATGGTGCAATGCTCCCACGTCCCAGCACAGAATTGACTCATGAAGCGGGATGCCGCGCCGCCCGTCTCAAAGCTGACGCGGCTACCGCCCTCGCAGCATACCCGCCGTTTCTCGCTGCTGATAAAGTATGGGCAGGTGTACCGCTTGTGCCAGTAATCCATGCCGCTCTACCTCCTATCAAAACGGCATATCGTCGTCCGTGTCGAAGTCCTCGTCCACCTCCACGAACTGTCCGCCCGCGTATTTCTTGGCGCCGCTGTCCGCGTCCTTCTTGGCATCGCCAAAGTAAATGTTGTCCGCCAGCACCTCGGCGTTCCGGCGCTTATTGCCGTCCTTGTCCGTCCAGTCCCGCAGTTGCAAGCGGCCCTCCACCACGGCCATGCGCCCCTTGGAGAAATACTTGGACACAAACTCGGCGGTGGTGCGCCATGCAACCACGTCAATAAAATCCGTGTCCTTAGTGCCGTCCGCGTTCTTAAAGTCCCGGTCTACCGCCAGTGTAAAGCTGGTGACGGCTGTACCGTTCTGTGTCCTGCGCAGCTCCGGATCGCGTGTCAACCGGCCCATGATGAAAATCTTGTTCAGCATCTCTTATCTCCTCTCATAAATAGCTTTTCCCGAATTCGCGGCGAAAGTCCGCCTCCGTCCATCTCTGCTCCTCCATCGCCTTGAGCTGCCCGTACCGTCTCAAACGGCGCATCTGGTCTCCGTTCTTGTGTACCGCGCCGCGCCCGTTCCGGTGGCAGCGATTGCCGCACAGATACACCACAAGGCCGTACTTCTCGCTTTTCTTCCGATTCGCGCCGCCAAAAATGTGGTGACGCTCCAGCGGGTCACCGGAGTCATTCCGGCCGCACAAAAAGCATCTTTTGTCGTTCATACGCTAACCTCTCCCCACCGGCTAACGAGGGCATCCAGTTCTCGCGGCGGCAGGGTCTCAACGCCCTGCGCCTTGCATTCCTGGATGATGATCTCGATCAGTCGGCTCATCTGGGCGGTATCGTAGTCGCTGGACCCCATATATGTCCGAATATTGTGATATCCGGGGATAGAGCGGCATGGCCCCAGGTCCTCCGTAAAGCGCCCGATGTGCCCGGCACACCAAATACGGTTCCAGTACTCAATCCGGTCCTCTTTCACCGGGATCACGTCGTAGTTGTCGCCCACGTCCCGGATGCAGTCCCGGTAAACGTTGTCCGGCGTGACTGGTGCTTCCTTAGTGCTCAGCACCGCCGCCAGCTTTCCAATCAGCGTCCAAGCGTATGCATTGGCGTCCAGACTCCGCTTTTTACGGTATTCCTTGATCTCCACGGCGTACTTCCGCGGTTTCATTTCTCCGACGAACTTGGCGGCGTCCCGGCGGGGGATGGAGAGGCAGAGATAGGTGTCCTCTCCATCCACGATCACCTTGGCCCGCTCAAAAACGGCCTTCATGGCTTAAAAGCCCTCCGGCTCTTCCGTCGGCTGCGGAGCCTCCGGCGCTGAGGATGCGAAATCTTCCGCTCTGGGTTCGATTGCCTGCTGCGGAGCATCCATGTCCACCGGAGCGGACGCCAGATCGCTCACGTCAATATTCATCTCCGTGGGGTCATACATGCCCTCCAAGTCCTCGGGGAAGGCCTCACGCAAGGCCTGGACCAACGCCACCTTGCGGATCATGGTGGCCGGTTTCTTGGTCCACTGTTCGTTGACCTCTCCGGTTTTCTTCAGACCGACGTATTCTTCAAATGCCACAGAAATCTCGATGGGCTCCTGGTATCCGCGGACGAAAACCTTGGCCCAGCCGCCCACCAGCTCCTCGCCTTTCAAGACGATGGCGCCGATCCGGTTCTCCATGACTCCGGTTTCTGTGTTCAGAACCACCACTCCCGCCTGCTGCCCGCAAAATGCGGTGTTCCGCATGGCCCGCTTCGTGATGGCATCCTTGCCCACCACAATGGTGGCCGGGCTGTTCCCGTACTTAATCAGGTAAGCCTCCCGCAGGAACGGGTTCAAATGCTGGAACCGGCAGAGGTTCAGGAACATCACGATCTCCTGGTCCGTCACGGCGCCGTTTCCGTTCACCAGATACTTCCGGATGATATTCGGGGAGAGCCTGACGACCTCCTCACCGCACTTAAAATCCACAACCTTGTCGTTGGCTGTCTTTTTCGTCGCTGCAATGCTGTTATTCAATGCCATGGTATTCTCCTCCTCAAATCTTCGTGTATTGGATGCCGTTGCTGGAAAGGAACTGCTTCAGCGCCGTTGCCTGTGGTTGTGTCAGATGGAATTCCAGCCGCAGCAGGTACAGCTTTTCCTGAACCCGGGGCTGCTCCACAATTTTTTCGTTATCCACTGCCATGGATGCCTCCCGCTTTTTGGCGGCCTCTGCGGCATCCTGAAGGGCCTTCTTGTGGCGCAACGCTGCGCCGATGTCCAGCGTCTCCATGTACTTTGCCCGGACGGCGGTGGAAAACTCCGGTTCGATGGTGTCCAGCACGGTCAGATCGTCGTCGATCTTATCCGCCAGGTTTCCGATGGCCTCGCCCACGGCCTCAATCTTGAATGTGGTATTCAGCCATCGCTGGTCAAAAATACGATCCAAAGGCATGATGGCTTTGATCTCGTCCGGCACAATCTCGTCGTAAACAGTTTCAATGGCCTTCCGCTTCTCCTCCCGGCGCTGTTCCTCGAAAACCTTTAGCTGCCCGTCGATGGCGGCCAGCGGGGCGTCGATCATGGCCACCAGCTCCTTGACCTTGGCCTCAAAATCGGTGTAGGGCGCCATGCACTCCTTCTTGATCTCCTTGCGCTTGGACTCCACGGCCTCCCGCAGTTTGTTCAGTTTGGCCTTTTCGGCCTTGCCCTCCTTGATGGTGTCCTCCGTGACCACCAGGTTGTTGTAATAGTCCAGCTTCTCAGCCAGCTCCGCCTTCAGCTCCTCAAAGTTGAAGCCGATTTCCTTCGGCAGTGCGGTGGTCAAATCCGTGCTCATGATAAATTCCATGGTCTTTTCTCCTTTTCTCGTTAAATCTCCGGGAGCTTCAGGTTTGGGCGCTTTTTTGCTTCCACAGAACGCCAAAATCTGATTCCCTCCGCCTTGGTGCTTTGGATATCGTCCAAAACCTCTTCCCGCTCGATCAGATACTCCCTGGTGTCCTTCCGGTGATTCCCCTCCCGGTCGGTCCACTTGATCTGCGCCAGCAGCCATACAAATTCCCATCCGGCGGCGATCATCTGCCAGATGACTTGGCAGTAATACTGGTCCGGGATGCGGCCATTCCAATGGTCCCACTGCCCGGGGTTCTTGATCTCCGTTGTCTTAATCTCCATCCCGCCATGGCGGCCCGTCTCCCGCTCCGTCAGCTCTCCGTCCGGGGTGCAGAAGATGAACGGGTACTCACTGTTGCGGATGATCTTGTATGGGCTGTCGTATGTAACCTCCATCTCAGGATGGTCCAAGGAGAACAGCGCCCGCAGGTGCGGCTCCGCGTCATGCCCATACTGGACGAATGGCTTCCCGGAAATATCCTCCGGCTCCCGGAGCCCGGTTTTTTCCAGCCAAAGCTCTTCATTGCTTTTCCAGTTGCTCATCCCCAGCATGGCCCCGGCGTCGGATGCGCCGATGCCGTACTTCCGCTCTTCTTTCCATGCTTCAAGGGTCTCCGGAAGGACAATGATGCTCATTCCTCGTCCTCCTCCATATACCGGTCGCCCCGCCGCTTTCAGCACGTCCCGCATCGTCTTTCCCTCCCGTTATTTACTTCCCCGGCCTGTCCAGTTTGTCCAGCAGCCGCATAAACAGATAACTCACCGTAGCCGCGCCGATATACGTCAGCGCCCATGCAAACACGCTCATTTCGCACCTCCGCTATCCTTTCCGTTCGGCACAAGGCCGACAAACTCAAGCCCTCTGCCGCGCGCGTAAATCTCGCCCATGATCGTCCCCAACTTTACAGGGTCGGGGGGCGTGACCCAAATGATTTTGTATTCCGGCTTTTTACGCATTGCCTTTTCCTTTCCCCTGTGCTAAAATAGCCACAGGACACATATCTAAGCCTAAGATTTGTTCCGCCGTCCCGCTCAATGCTGCAACATTGGGCGGGGCATTTTTTTACTGCCCATCGCTGGATTCCAGCAGCTCGTCCACGGGCACGCCGAAGTGATTCGCCAGTTTCTTGATTTGACGCGGGTGCGGGCGGCGCGCGCCGTCCTTCCAGTTTTTGATTGATGTCTGAGATACATCAATTTCTTTGGCAAGACGGTAATTCGTCTCGCCACGCTCGGCTTGCAGTCGAGCCAGATTTTCCGGTAAGCTCACCTTTTCACCTCCAAATTTAGAGTATTCTATTGACAAATTGGAGCATTGGTGGTACTCTAAGTTTGCGACAACTATATTTTCTCACCAGCTCGATTTGTCGGGGTGGCTTGGTTTTTTGTTGCCCGTCCACAGGTCTAATTATAGTCTAACTTGCATTGAAAATCAACTATAATTAGAGTAGCATTTTGACCAAAATTGGAACTAAATTTTTATGGGTTTTACTGAAAATTTTAATTATTGTTTAGACCAACGCGGATATTCTGCTTACAGATTTGCGAAGATTATTGGAGCAAACATTCAAAGCGTTGTGAATTGGAAAACGGGTGCAACGCGGCCTCACTACCCTAAAAAGGTGCAAATCGCCGACCATTTCGGCATCACCCTTGCCGAGCTGGACGGTGACGAGCTTCCCGTTCTGCCGGAAAAAGGCGCAAAAAAAAGCGCCCTCGATCCGAAGACCGAGGGCGAGGGCTTAAGCGCAGCAAAGAAAGCGCTATTGGTAGCTATTGATGATTTGTCCGACGCTCAGTGTGAAAAACTCCTTCCGATTGTATTGAGCGCAAAACAAGTACTATGAGTAATGTTTTTATTCCGACTAATCCGCATGATAAGATATTGACCGATGCAGAGCGGCAAAAGTGGGAAAGCGATCTTGATAACAAGAAAGATGACTTCCCGTATATCGCTTTGACAAAGGCGCAGCTAAAGCTTTTAAAGCAAGCGCGAACCGATGCCGTATTGATAACCGCGCATAATGAAAATGATGCTGATGTACTCTGCGGTCATAGCTTTGCATATTGCCTTGTAAATGGCGAAAAGCGAGGGCTTATTGCTCGCCAAAGAGGGGCTAATTATCTTGCATATGCGCAGAAAGAAAACTCCCAAGCGTGGTCTATAACGGCGAGGGATTGCCTCGTTGCTGCAATAGGTGCTGTTTTCGGGTTTCTGCTGAATTGCTTGTTCTCTGGTTAATTATATTGCCACTGAATGTTCAGCGCTTCTCGGATAGCTTCAGCTTTTTCGGGGGTAATGTCTGTCGGCTCGTAGTCTTTGCAGGGATTGTCTTTCCCGCAGCCAAGAACGTACCAACCACCCCAAGTAGTATAGCGGACCACAACATGCTTGCACCCAGAGCACGCGATGCTTTTGCATTTCGGAAGCGCCGCTTTGTCAATGATGGCAGATCGGCGGTTGTATTCTCGCTCCGCTTCCTGCGCCTCTGCAAGCTGCAATTTAAGTTTGCGGTTTTCTTCCCGCAGATTATTTAATTCTCTTCTTGCAATAAACATTCCAACCTCCATAAAACATATTCCGCCTGGCTGTCAGTAAGTGATAGCACCTCAGATTTTAGGCGCTCTCTAATAAGAATAGCATGGTTTTCTTCTTCGCACAACATTTTGTGTCCCTCCAAATAATTGATAGTAACGGGGCTATGTGTCGATTATTGCACAAAAGTTCGGGAGAAAATACAAAAATAAAAGGTGGTGTGCCAAATGTCAAAAAGCAAAATCCCCGGCCTGTCCTTTAGCTGGAAACGCGCGCTCGGAATCACGAAGATGAAAAGAAAAATTTCAAAAGCAACTGGGATTCCCACGACCAAAGCGGGGCGGCAAAGAAAACTTGGCAAACTCCTTGGTATGAAGTAAGCGAAAAGCCCCCGCCGTCTCCGCAACAACGGCAGAGGGCTTTGTGCAGACAGCGCGGAGCGGTCGCTGTTGCATGATTTGACCATACTCCGCGTTGCTTGACTACTTCAAGGCCAAAACCTTGCAACAAGACAGCGTTCAACGAGGTTCGGCAAGCCCTCATCTTGCGACTTCGCGGCGTGAAAATCGAAGAAATTAAGGTGGTATAAATGAACATCCAAGAGGTGTGCAAAATCCGCAAAGAAGAATTGAAACTGACCTATCAGGAAATTTCAGACACTTCCGGCGTGCCACTGTCCACCGTGCAGAACTTCTTTTCAAAGTTTTCCAAAGCCCCGTCCATCTACACCGTCGCGCCTATCTGCAAGGCGCTTGGAATCTCACTTGACGAGGTGTTCGGAATTTCCGAACGGCTGACAAGGAACGAAGAGACCTTGCAGGCGCGAAATGACGAGCTGGAGCGCCATGTTGACGCAAAGGAAGACATGATCGAGATTATGCGGCGTGGTGTCCATATCCGCAACGCCGTGATTTTTATTTTATTTGTGGTGGTGGTGTTACTGACCGCGTGGTGCGTGTATGTCGATTTGCATTGCGCAGATTACGGATTTTGGAGGGGGCGGTGATGAGAGCAGCACTGTATATCCGCGTGTCGAGCGACGAACAGGCGCGGCATGGCCTGTCATTGCAAGAGCAAAGAGATGCGCTGACAAGATATGCCCAAGAACACAAAATGACCGTGGCGGGTATCTATGAGGACGCGGGCATATCCGCGCGAAAGCCGTATAAAAAACGTCCGGCGCTCCTGCGGCTGCTGGGCGATTGCAAAGTGGGGAAGGTAGACACGATCTTATTTATTAAGCTCGACCGATGGTTTCGAAATGTCGCGGGGTATTACGATGTACAAACGCAGCTTGACCAGTACGGCGTAACATGGCAAGCGACGGAAGAAGATTATGAAACGCGGACTGCATCAGGGCGTTTGAAAGTCAATATCATGTTGTCAGTCGCGCAAGATGAGGCCGACCGCACAAGCGAACGGATCAAATTTATCAATGATGGGAAACGGGCAAAAGGGCAACCGGCAGGCTCAAAAGCACCGTTAGGTTATGCCATCAAGGACAGGCAATACCAGATTGATAACGGCACGGTAGATGCGGCGCGAGATATGTTTGCAGCGTTTATCCGGCTAAAAAGCGTCCTTGCCGTCAAGCGATATATGCTTGACACATGGGGAATTGACCGGGCTTATAACAAGTATGTAAACTATTTCCGGAACCGTCTTTACATCGGGGAGGTGTACGGCATCGAAAATGCCTGTCCCGCGCTGGTGAGCAAACAGGACTTTGACCTTGTAAATGATATTATTCGCCAGCGGTCACAACGCTGTGCGGGAGTTGGCACGGATCGCGTGTATCTGTTTTCCGGGATATTGCGCTGCAAAGAGTGCGGGAAAACGATGCAATCGGAAACCGTAAAAAAAACATATACATACTACCGATGCCGGACGCGGATGCTTGACAACTCCGCTTGCCCGCATACAAAAAGGATCCGAGAAGATGCGCTGGAAGACTACCTACTACACGAGATGGAGGGAATCGCAGAACGGAACAATCGGTACTATAAAAAGGCAGATAAAAAGCCCACGCAAAGCGCGGACTCAATACGAAAGAAAATGGGCAAGCTAAAAACGCTATACCTAAACGATCTGATTGAGTTGGACGAATACAAGCGGGAGTATGCGAGCTTGAAAAAAGCACTTGAAGCTACGGAAGAAAGGCCAGAAATCAATTTGGACGCGCTAAAAAAGGAGCTGCAAGAATACGAAACCTATTCCCGCGATGAAAAAAAGGAATTTTGGACGCGCTTCATCAGGCGGATTGATGCAGACAACGATGGCGCGTTTTTCGTAACGCCCCGTTAGGCATATTTTACCTTCACGGACATAAAGGACAAATATGCCTAAAAAATCCCCCGCCGTAAATGACGGGGGATTTTTCACTTTTCCAGCTTGCGCATAACGCTGTTATACACTCGCTCGTTGACGACCTTCAAGCTGTCCATCAGCTCGTCCATGATCTCCCATGCCTTGTCCGGTGAAACATCTGCCACTGCGCGCAGGAAATCGCTGTCGCCGTATGTTTCGACGTTGACCGGCGCGGGCGCCGCGGAGTATGCCATTGGCAAAGCCCTCTCTCCGCTGCCGCTTTGCTGGCCACGGATGGCATACAGCACGGCAAGGCGCTCATAGTTTTTCCAGCTCGATTCTTCTGTCTCGAGGCGAGCTATCCAGCGATTGACCTCATTCTCGTCGACCATAGGGGCGCACCCCCTTTAGCCCTCGATCGTGTCCATGCAGCGCTGGATAGCTCTGCGGATGCTTTCATCGTCGGCGTTGTCCAGCATTTCCTGCAACTGGCGTTTCATGTTGTCGATTGCGCCGTCGCGGCTGTAGTGGCCGCGAACATAGTGCGTGCCGCGTCTGCTTCTACCGCGCATGTCGTACTCATCGCGGCGGCTGGAATAGCCGTCATCTTCCATCGCTTCGATTTTGTCGATGTTCTTGATGGTGCTCGCCAGCTTATGCACGATGTCAAGATCGCCCGCGCCAAGCTCGCCCTTGCGAGTGATTTCTTCCAGCTCCTTGCAGAGCATGTCGCGCAGATCATACATAGATTTCATACCCATGATTCATTCTCCTTTCTCAGCTCACGCGGTCGATGGTCAGGTTGCTGTTGGCAAAGCTGACTGCTTCCACGCTGGTGTTCTTCGCCGCAACGGTCACGCAGCAGCCGCGCGGCACTTCCACGATGGCGCTGACGTAGACGTTAAAATAGTTCTCCACCGCAGCGGGTGTAACGGTCGCCGTAGCGCTATTGAGCGCCTCGCCGTTGACAGCGAGTGCCGTTGTGATCGCGCCTACCGTGCCGCCGGTGGGAACGGCGATATTCGCGCCAAAGCTCACCTTAAAGCGAGCCTTGCACTGCTGCGTCAGTCCACGCAGGGTAACAAGACCGCTGCCCTCGCGATGTACGATGCAGGGCTTGCCGGACGCTGCCGTTGCAACCAGCGGCACATTTTGCCCAGCGGGGACGGTCGCAATTCCGGGATTTACGTATTCAGCCATATATTTCAGTCCTTTCTAAAGGGGTCGATTTCGACCCGGTTAAAATACAGCGGCGGAGCTATTGCCCCGCCGCGTTTGTCGTAGTATCGGCACGGGGCCGACCATTTTGCCATTGTCGGCAAAAAGCTATGCTATGCAGTTGTCAGCAGCCGCAACCGGCAAACTGGTTGCAGCAATAGGGATTCTGCACCGTGTAGGCCGGAATAGGAGAGGGCCGGAGCTGGGACACCAGATAGCTGTTCTGCGCCGCCTGAGACGCAGCCAGCTTCAAGCCCTGGTTCTCGCTCTGGAGGTCCGCCAGCTTGCTCTGAGTCAGGAAGTCCAGAATGGCGCGGCTGTTGGCGTTCTGATTCTCCACGATGTCGCGGGTCGCGTTCTGCACCGTGTTGCGCGTGTCGCACGCCTGCGCGGCCATGTCGTAGCGCACGCCCTCGATGCTGCGCTGGGTGTTGCAGCAGCACTCGGCGGCCTGCATCTGCATGGCGTTGAGCTGCTGCATCAGTGCGGCCTGCTGGTTGGCGCGGGACAGCTCCGCGGTCTGGAAACCGTTGTTCATGTTTTGGTTGACACCGGCAAAGCCGTTCAGCAGCGTGGTGTTCACGGCATAGAAGCCATCGCACAGCCCACCGTTGATGAGATCCATTTTGCGCTCAATGTTGGCAAAATCGGAAGACAGCACATAGCCGTCCACTACACCGCCAGAATTGCCGTTGTTGCCCCAGCCATTGCCGCCCCAGCCGCAGAACGCGAACAGGAACAGGATGATGAGGAACCACGCGCCGTCGCCGCCGAAACCAAATCCGTTACCGCCGCCATTGGCAGGGGTCACAGGCATGGTCATGGTAGGCATACCATCGGAAAGAGACATAGTATCACTCCTTTGAAAGATTTTTATGCATCAAATCGTGGCCACGATATTGATTAACCTAACAATTTAGCAAACACTTTGCTTAAACTTGCTTACTGCATCAGGCTTTGGAACTGCTTCGCCATCTGCTGCAACTGGTTCAGCTGAGCTTGTGAGAGTTTCCCGCTCTGCAAGAGCTTTTCGACCTCTGCTTTGGGGTCTCCATGAAAATTTGCCTTGAACTGCTGGAACTGCTGCACCATCTGCATAAAGCCGTTGCCGCCGCCCATTGCACCGAAAAACGGATTATTCATCGCTCTTTTCCTCCTTGTGCTTTTTGCCCTTCATTTCGCTCACAAGCGCCGCCAGCGCGTCGAACTCTTTACGGGTCACATATTCCGCAGCGGGCGCTTTCTGCGCGTCAGGGGCGCTTGCAAGCCGCTCTACAAGGTCGTATACTTTGAGCGTCGGCTTGCCGCTTGCATCGGCCTGTTTCAGGTACACCGTGGGAGCCGTAGAATCCCACAGCGCCACCGCCGCATTGGGCGCGACCATCCAGCTTCTTGCCTCCTGTTCGCCGGATACCCACTGCACGCCGCTCTGCGGCAGAGGATTTTGCGGCATCGGCGGAATGGTCTGCATCTGCTGCTGCCTCAGCTGGGCAAGGTTGTCCTGCATCGGCGGCATATAGGGGTTTCCGTAGTAAGGATAGTTCATGCTTCATCCGTCCTTTCCCAGTAATACAATACGTTCTCATTGCTGCTGTCCCAGCTGTCCCAGATCGTGCCATTTTGCACGCAGACCACATGACCGGACAGGGCCAGAATATAGGTGCCTACCGGGTGATCCTCCGCAAACTGTCCCACCGTGTAGCAATCAGGGCAAGTGTCCGGCACGATGTACCGCCGGTATCCGATGCTGCGGAGATACCGGCCCCAGCAAGCATTTGCAGACGGCATATCGCCATCCAAATACCCTTCTATTGCAAGTGCAAGATACGTTGCGCCCCAGTCCATACCGGTGGCTTTCGATATGGCTCTGACGGTACAATCGCCTACATTTTTACCTCGTGGATTTCCATTGTAATAGCTATACATATTCGCGCCTATCGTCGTGGAAAAGCTCTACAATTCGCGCAAGGGAACGCAATCCAGCGGCGTCATCTTCGTATTGATTGCATATATCACGTGCCATATCCGCCGTATACCCACACATCAACAGCCGTTCCATTACGCTCATTTCGCCGCACCCCCTTGTATATCTATAAAATACAGCAAAAAAGACCCAACAAAGAGCCTGAAAAAGGTCTTTGTTGGGTCTTTACTTTATGGGTTTTTGATATGGTCGGCAATCTTTTGGTAACCGTTGCGGCGGCGCTTCTTGACATACTCGACCGACGCAAACAGGCTGTTTGCCACCTGCTGTCTGGATTGTTGCTTGACGTCGCACGCGATGATGCAAAACGCCTCGTCTCCCGGAAGATCAAGCGCGGCGATGTAATCAATGGCACGCTGAGGGGCCATACTGCGCAGCTTTGCGCGGATGTCTCGGTAAGTTGTATTCATAGCGATTATATTCGCCGTGGACTTGCGGAGCTTTGGCGGAAACAGGGGGTCGGCGCATCGTTGCCCCGGTTTCGTCCAGATTTTTAAACCCGTTACTTTGACGCTCTCTTCACATCATCTTGAACCTTCCCGGATAAAACCGTCAAACCCGGCGTCCTTCAAACGCTGGAGCATCTTCTCGGCGTTGGCGCGGACTGCGAAGGCCCCCACCTGGACCCGATACAGGGTATCGCCCTGGGCAGGCTCGGAGGGCTTGGGGGTCTCCTGCCTGGCCGGGACGTAGGTCACGCCCAGATACTCACACAGGCCCTTGGCGATGGCCTCACCGATGTCCGTGGTGTGCTCCACGATCCACTTGGCACCCTCGGCGGTGTCGTGAAACTCGCACTCGCAGTACACCGACGGCGCATTAGGTACACGCACCTCATACAGCCGGGGGTTGGCCTGGATGTTTTCAGACGTTCCCGGCGTCAGCGGGGCCAGCTGGCCAAACACAGCCCTGCATGCATCATACCCCTTGCCGGGGACACTGTAGCAAAACATCCGGGTGCCGGACACCTTGCCGTTAAAGGCGTTGGTGTGGACGCAGTTGTGGATGTCCGCGCCCCAGGCGTCGGACTCGGCGCAGCGCTGGGCCATGGTGGTGCCGAAGGCCGCCAGCTTCACCTCCACGCCGCTGCGGCGCAGGGCGGCAGCCTCCGCCTCGGCGATCTTCTGGCACTGGACGTGCTCGTTGGTATTGCCCCAGGCATAGCGGTTTTCCGTCTGGTCGCTGGGGCTGATGTACACTCGCTTACTCATTGTTGTTGTCCTCCTCTCCCGGCAGCTTGTCCGCCGCCGTGTCCTCGGTGTGTACTTTCAACTTTTTCAGCAGTGCCTGGAGGAAACCAGGCACCGGCGCGCCGATGGCCGACACATTCTCCAGGATGGACAGCAGCTCATTGATCACCAGCCAGATAATGACAATGCTGGCAAACAGGAACTCCACCGGCCAGTCCCAGCCCAGGGTGTCGGCTCCGTAGCGCAGCAGCCAGTCTACCACAGCGGCCACGGCGACGATGACCAGGTAGCCCACCTTTTTCAGGATGCCCTTCAGGCCCACCCGGGAGGACAGCTCCCCGGCGTTCCATGCCTTGGTCATGCCGGTGGCGTAGTCCAGCAGCATCACCACCACCAGCACCAGCACCGGCACCAGCAGCTGCACCCCGTAGGCACACAGCGCCCCCAGGGCGGCCGCCAGCACAGCCTTGATCGCGTTTTCTTTCATGTAAAAAACTCCTTTCGTTTTGTGATTTTTACTGTATTTTGTTCCGCATGTTTGGCTATTTTGCCAATTGACTTGTACGCACAATAGGCGTACAATATAGTCAAGCTAAAAGAAATGGGCAGGCCACAAGGCCAGAAAGGACAAAAACCATGACAATCGTAATTAACAACTGTGGCACCGAGATCGATTTTGACGCAGCCGTCAACCTGATGGACGACGATATCCGGGAAACCATCCACAACGAACTCGCTCCCTGCACTGAACAGGAATTCTTCACCGCATACGAAAAGGCCCACGCCGCAAAGTATGGCGAGGAATGGGAGTGCAGCAAAGCAAATCCCGTGGCCTGAACAATGAGGTAGAGTCATGGCAAAAACAGAACGTTTATATATCCGGCTCACGCCGGAGTTAAAAGAGAAGATCCAGGCCGCCGCCGAAGCGGAGGGCCGCAGCGTATCAAACTACATCGAGCACCTGATAACGCAGGCGCTCAAGCGGGAGGGCTAATCGCCCTCCTTTTTTTGTGCCTTGGATGGCATTTCATTACAATGCCGTTACGGGGAACCCGAGTTTCCCACCTACGATGTTTGCAATCGCCTTGTGCCCCTTTGCGCTGTAATGGATCATGTCAGATTGATACAAACTATCGTCTTGTATAAATGCATATCCAAAATCAGATGCATCGCATATCTCATAATTTATGCTCCTGAGGGTAGAGGTCAGATCACCATATACCTGAGCTTGTGAGACAACGTAGGATGCGTCTATTTTCCGGTTGGGGAATGGCACTATAAACGTTCCCTTGCCAGCATAAGCCAAATATTCTTTGCCATTGTTGACCATGCCACCACTCACCCCACGATTATTCGTCCCGATCATCAGTACCAGCCAATCATGTGCTGCCTCAATTGGGCAGTTGCCGGTTCCGCAACCAACGAAGGCTTTATTCGTGACAGTGATCGTTTTGCTTATCGATAGATTGGGATTGACTGTCTGGCCACCAGTAAAACGCACCTCGACTTTCTTCACGCCATCGCCGAGTCCACTAATTGTTTTCTCCGTCTCCGCCTGCTCCACGTCATTCACATACCATTTCCACGTCTCGCTATATGCCTCACCATAGTTGAGCGTGACGCTCTGTGCATCGGTGTATATTGCAAGCCTCGAACCGATTCTGAAATTGGCAGTACTGCTGTAGCTGGAATACGCTACTGCGTGGGCATATGGAGACATATACCCGACATGGATCTCAGTGATCGTGGCAAGCATTTTTGCGAAGAGATAAGCCCACCCTTCATTTTCCCGGTCGCTCAAGCCGTAGCCATATGTGTTACTATCTCCAGTCACGAGCAAATCTACGGAAGAATGCAGCGGAGAGAAAATTAAATCTTTCAGGCGTGTGATACCCTGCTGTGGTTTCTCGCGGCACTCAAATCGCACCGTTGAGCCTCCGTTATACTGGTTTTGGAAACGTGCAAGTGCTGCATTCTCTGGCACTGTGTAGTTGGTTTGGCCGCTTGCTACGGTTATCTGGCCGATGAAATCCTTGTTCTTGCTGAAGAACGCCACCTTGGTAGTGATATTCGTGGACAAAAACAACGTTTCTCCGGGGATCACCGGAAGATAATCCGTGGTAAACCCAATACCGCTTTCGTTCAGCGTCCCGTCTGCGTTAAGCGTTGCTTGAGTGTATGAAACGTATTTGTAGTAGTCGCTGACTTCGTATTTCTGTGCAACAGGATATGTGATGATGTTTGTCACATCTCCAGAGACTCCACCGCTTGGCATATCCACTGGACTCCACGCGGTTGGCTTGCCGTCCGCGTCCACGGCTGTGATCGCGGGCCAGCCGGGCCGGTCGTGCCCTTAGGCCCCTGTGCGCCCTTGGCAACGCCAACGTCCAGCGTGGTGCCATCCGTCAGCGTCAAAATCAGATGGCCGCTGTCGTTAATGGCAGCGGACTGGATGTCCTTGCCCAGCAGTCCGGCCACCCGGATTAGTTCATCCTGGATGGCGTTGAGAGTGGCAGCATCAATAACGGTCTGGTTGTTCACAAAGATCGTCTTGCTAAATGCCATTAGATCACTCCTTTCGGTGCCCAAATCGGGCACAAGCTGTCAGCCCATTATTCAGGCCGTCCTGCGCCATGTGTACACGGCCAGGTACGGCGGCATATTGTTGTGGGCCTGGCCGCCGCAGTTGGACGTGGCCTTGCCCGTGTACGCGTTGGCGGTGCCATTGGGAGACACGATCTTGATGGCCCCGGTGCCGACGATATCGCTCTGGCCCGTGTAATCGTAGCCGTGGGTGTGGTTTGCCATCTCCGCCGCCGTCAGGATGTGCTCCTCCTCGCCGCCGGTAGAGCCAGCCGCGTGGGAGTCGCCCGCTGCCAGCAGAAACCGGTCCTTTACCTGCTCCCAGGTGCCTCCAAACAGGTCCGCTGGAGATGTGGGGTCCGTGGACTGGTAGATGCTGCCGACGGGGTGGAGGTAGTCCAATAGAGCTTTCCCCAAATACCGGATGGGCCATTTGAACTCTACCACCTTTTCGTGTTCCGCCACTCCGCCGAAGCAAACCCCGGGCAGGGTAAAACTCATGTTCATCGGGACCGAAACGGTGGGGATGGTGATCTCCCGCGTTACCGTGGTGCCCAGGGAATCCGTAGCTTTGACCTGTACAACGCTGGTCGTGTCCGTACCAAAGGACACCAAATACACGGTCTTTGCACCGCTGGTCTGGTTGGTCAGCGTGGACGCGCCGGTGATCTCCACAGACGCCTTGTTTCCGGCCAGCTGGAGGGACAGGGTGAACGTCAGTTTGATGTCCGCGCCCATGGAATTTTCCGTCCACACGCTGTTCGCGTAAGAGCCGCGCACAAAGGTCAAATCCTGGACCACTGGGCCGCTGTATGCGTTCACAGTGATGTTCTGGGTAACAGATGCCGTGCGCCCTCTGTTGTCCGTTACGGTGGCTACAACGGCCATTGTGCCGCTTCCTGTAAGTACGTTGTCCCCGTCCGGGCTGGCGGCTTTTCCGCCGATTGTCAGGGACTTGGCCTTGATGGTGCTGCCGTAAGACCCAGCAGCGGAAAACGTGGCTTTCAGAGTGCTCTTACCCTGCACCCAGCCGTATGTGGGATGATATCCGGAGGTGTCTGACAGACTCACGGACAGGGTGGGTCTTACCGATGCAGGGATGGATGCCGTCAGTGTGGTCGTATTGGTGCCCACCACGGTGTCCCCGTTGTAGGTGGTGATCTCCGCCGCGATGTTTACGGAGATTCCGGACGTATTCTGCGCGGCCCAATCCAATGGCGGCGTATACGGAATGGACGTGGCGCTGGATCTTGTCGCCACAGTTACCTGTGCCGCAGAACCGCACTTGAGTTTGATGGTGTGCGTAAAAGTGCTCACGGCCCGGGTCACTTCAAGTGTACCGGCAGAACCCAGCACAAGTCCGGATGCCGACACGGATGATGCCCGGGGGATGTCAGGAAGATTGACTGTGCCGGAGACCGTCAGGCTGGACGGCGTGTAGGATGACGTAAACCCACTGTGCCAGTCCGCGGAAAGCACCACAGATCCCTTGCCCATATTGTTATGGGCCACGGTGATGGACTTGCTGCCCAGCTTGTACCAGCCTTTGGAATTGTACCGGTACGGGTTATACACCTTGGTGCCTTGCAGAGTGTAATAGCAACTATTGGCATCCAGGTTGTAGCTCTCGCCGGTGCCGTCATAGATGTACAGCGTCAGGGACAGTGTGGACTTGTTGTCCGCGATGCTCTGGGATACGCTGTAATCCAGCCGCAATTGCCAGCCGGTGGAAGATTTTGCACCGTAAATACTCGCCGCCATCAATTCACCCCCACGAAGGACACGGAACCGTTGGGCTGTACGACAATGCCCATAGGACCCAGACGGAACTTGCTCAGTTCCACCAGCTCAAAGCTGTTGTTGTTCCAGTACGCCAGAAGGGTCCCGGAAGTATCGTAGAATCCGATTTTGTCGTTGTACTCTTTCAGCACGATTTCCGACGCAGAGGAGCCAATACGCAGCACCGGATGGCCGTCATCGTCGATACTGGCGTCGATAAAATCCGAAAGCGTCTGGCCGTTGACGGTGACTCTTTCGGCAGACATTTGCCCAGCGGTGATGACATTTGCGTTGATCTCGCCGTCCATGGTCAAGGCAACACCGGAAATGGTATTTCCGCCGTCCTTAGAGAATCCCAGACCACCGGTGGACATAATCCACATCCGGGTATTGGGTGTAATGGTGGGCGTATCTCGCAGGGTCCACCCGATGGGAAAGCCCTGATCGTCCAGAGTCAGTTCATAATACCCGCCCTTTGCCCCGATGATCTTCTGCGTGGCGTTTTGCATGGCCTTGGTAAGGCCCTCATAAGCCCGCTTAATGCGCTGCTCTGTAGGGCTCTCCATGGCGTAATCCGCGTCTTGTGGGGCGTAACTGTGCATCGTAGAGGACAGGCCGCCGTACAGGTGGATTTCCTGCTCCATAACACATACATCCAGCCATTCGCCGGTATCACCCTCCACTTGGATAACGTCTCCCACCTCAACAGACGGGTCGCAGCGCCATTTTACGTCGCAGGGCTGGAAAGATATCTCTACCTCCGGCTGAATCAGATCCGCAACGGCCTGGTTCATGTATGGGTTTGTGGATGTGATGCCCAAGCCGGTGCCGGATGTAATGGGTTCATCTTCTGTTCCGGTGGTGAGGCTGGATACCGTGTACAGATCGTCTGCCGTGCGGGTCAGGCCGGACATGTACTGTTGGTCCCGGCTGACCTGAAAAGTAGTCTTTGCGTACCACTTGAACACCAGATTGCCGTCCCGGTCGAAATGCGCGGACTGTCCGCACAGTCCAGCCAGCCACCCCAGCTGCTGTCGGATGGTCCCCTCAAACACAGATTCGATTGTCATATCTGGGAAAGTCACCGTTGCGGGAGTCAGGCCGCTTTGCGCACACAAGTCCGTCAGCATAGCGTCTGGCGTGGCGGGGAACTCAATTTGCGGGGTGTACTGCTCCGTCAAGGATGCCATCTGGTCGTAGCCGGTGATTTCCCAACCGTACGCCAAATTATCCACGCCGTCTGCGGGGATGTAGTATCGGCCCAGGGGGACATATTCCACCCCAGACGCTGCGGTGCTTACACCAGCGATTGCCTTACCGGCCACAGCCTGACCGGCAATGGCTGTCGTGCCTGTATCACCACCAGGAACGTAGATGCCGATATACGGAACAAAGTACCCACCGGACAATTGCAACGGCTCGTCCGGCTTGTAAATACGGATTTTGCACCGCCCGGAACAGGCGGAGCCGACGGAGATTCCGTCTGAAGAATCAAACGCCGGTGTTGCGGTGATCTCCTGAACGTAGTTCCCGTCAAGCTCTGTCTGCCCGTTAAAAATCACCTTTGCCTTGATTTCGCGGCCATAATCCGCAAAAGCGGCGTGAAACGCGGTGGAGACATTGTACATGGCGTCACCTCTCCACGAAGTTCATGGACAGCCCGCCCCACAGCCATTTCCCATCGGTTTCGGGCCGCATGATCGGCGATGACCGGTCGCCTACGTAGCACATCATAGTGCGGTCGGTGCCGGTCATCGCGTCGGGGTATGTAAGGCTGAAAAACACATCGTCCACGGCTTGCAAAAGCTTGGCCATTTCAGCAGAGACGAGTGGCCGCCAGGAGCATTCCAGCTTGCGCTTCACGGCCACGCGGTCGCGGAACATATCGCCGTTCTGGTTTCTGCCGGTCCCATCTGCGTCTAGGTCGGAAATGTTCCATTTCAGTTCATCCGGGGCCGGGAGAGATACCACCGCCCCGGATTTCTTTGTTACCTTAAGTACTTCCATGCGTCACCTCACGTCAGCAGCGGGCTTTTGCCGTTCATGCGCACCTGGGAGTTGTTTTCCCGCACCATCTGCCGGAACATCTCCTTGCCGTCCATTTGGACAATGATGGTAATGGGCCGGTCGCTGCCTTGCCCTAGCACCTCCGCAACGGCCTGTTTGATGGTGTCCAGGGGGGCCTCAATGTTGGTTCCGTGCTTCTGGTCGCCCAGTACGGCCATAAACTCGCGGTTAGGCGGGATGACCGCACCCTGGGCCAGTTTGGGGATTTGAAGTTCGTTGATTTTCGGGATGTTGACGCCAATATGCTTGCCACCAAGCCCCGGCACCCAGCCTGGGACTGTGAAGCTGATTTTATTCGCCTTGTCGATCAGCCAGTTCAATGCACGGATAATTGCATTGATGGCTGATGTCCACGTCCCCTTGATGGCTGTTGATATGCCGTCAAAGATATCTTTGATACCCTCCCACGCTTTGTCCCAGTCGCTCGTAAACGCACCGGAGAGGAATTTAACGATTCCCGTGAATATCTTCTTAATGGCTGCCATGGCGTTGCCGATAAAATCCTTGATGAAAGTGAATGCTCCCGTGACCGAGCTTTTGATGAACTCGATGATCCCATGGAGCTTCCCGCCAGTCTTCTCATCCAGCCAATCCAAGAACGACAGGAACATGTTTTTGAGCGCATCCACAATGGAAAACAGAACGTTTTGCAAGCCCTTGAAGATTTTTTCGATGCCGCCGATGGCACGGTCAATATCCCCGGTGAAAATACCCGCGAAGAAGGCCACAAACCCATCCAGCATGGTTTTGATTCCGTCGACGAACTGCTCTGTATCGCCGTAGGCGTTCACCACAGCCACAAGCAGGGAGGCGATTGCGGCAATCAGGAGCGGAATCCAGGACCCTGTGAGCACAGCAATTCCCAAGCCACCAATCATCAGACCGGCGACGCTCATCAGCGTGTTTTCCAGGTTCATGCCGTCCTCCATCATGTCGTGCAATGCAGCGACCAGCAGGGCCGCCCCGGATACTACCAGTCCAATGCCAGCGCCCACCTTGCCAAACGCAAGAGCGAGGCCTCCGGCAAGTGCCGCTGCGCCCGCAAGAGATCCGAGTAAGTTTTTCCAGTTAACGCCGTCGTTCCATGCGTCAGACAGGCTTTCCCACAAAATGATTAAACCGCCAACAGCAATGAGAATGCCGCCGAGTTTTGTTAAAATCTTTCCCAACGTTCCGGGGAGAGAGCTGCCAAGTTTCCACAGGGCCAACCCTGCGGCAATTAGCATGACCGCATCAGCAATTTTCTTGAGCTTGTCGTTGATCTCGTCCATGTAGCTAAAGTCAGGCGTGATCGCGTCAGCGGATGCACCGCCGCCCGCGTTATCCGCGGTATCGGTGGAAATCTGGTTGATCTCATCAAACGCCGCAAGCTGTCCAGCAGCTTTTTTTGCTGCATTTCCGGTTCCCTTTAAAGCATTTGTTTGCTTATTAAGAGCCTTTGCGGAATCTGCTGTTGCTTTGACGCTCTTGCCAGAAATAAGCGCCACAAGGCGCGTGATCTGCAAGACTACTGCCGTAATTACTTTTACAAGCAGTGTAAAGGCGGGGACAATTACGCTTACAAGAGGCTGTGCCAGTGTCAAAAGCGCTCCTTTAAGCTGCGCAATGGATTCTCTTGCATCGGAGTTTACCATTACGACATTTTTTGCCCAGTCGCGCACTTTTGTTAATGCTTGGGTAATAACCGTAAAAACAAGGGCACTGCGGACAACAGATTTTACTCGCTGTCCAAAAACTTTCATGGAATCTGCCGCCGCTTCGGTTGCGTTGCGCAGTCCAGCACCTTTGGATCGTCCATCGATTTGTCGTGATAATTCAACCGCCTGCGTTTTCGCGTCGGAAATCTTATCGCCGGTTTTGTTGAGCTTTTCGTTGAGCTTGTCAATGCTATTTGCAGTTTTGTTGAATTCGCTTTGCAGCATTCGCACGCGCTCGGCCTGCTCGGACACGTCGATTTTTTCATACGTGCCTTTTGGCGCTGTGCGCATATCGGCAAGCACCTGTTTTGCCGCATCCAGCTCTGCGCCGATGTTGCGCAGCCGGTCTTCCATCGGCGTTTTTTGGGCGCCGAGCCGGTTAAATTCCTTTTGCAGGGATTCGATGTTGCTTTTTACTTTGTTCAGCTCCTGATGGAGTTTTTTATCGCTAATAGTCGCTTCGAATACGATTTCACCGTCAGCCAAAAAATCACCTCCGTATTATGGGCTTTTGTTGGCGTTTTTGCCTAACCACACATTGATGGTATTGGTCTCTTCCTCGGCCAGCGTCCGCTTTAAGTCAATAATGCGCCGATTTTCGCGGTAAAACTCACGGTCGGCTTTGTCAAGTGTTTTCCCTTTGGCCTTTAGACTTCGGATGCGGACGATATTCGCAAACAGACAATCTCCCAGCTCGTAGTACGCCGAAACGAAAGACCACCAGTGGAAATAGGACATTGCCCGCACTTCCCGCCCAACAACACGATTGATGGGGGAAACGATGTATTGAAAATCCTGCTCCCAGTCCATCAATTTAGGTCGCTTGCGATTATCGCCCTCGTCACCGCAGTCGAGAAACCATGTCATCTGCTTCATGGCTTCTGGAATGTGCTCATCTGGCATTTTTAAGAAGTCCGGATAAAAGATATCCAGAGCCGCAAGCGCTTTCTGCTCGTTGGTCAGATCGGCCGCAGCAAATACCGCCAGCACGTCCAGTGCCGCGCGATAGTCCGAGCGAATTTCATAGTCAACGCCGCAGACGTTCAGCGACGTTGGAAGATCGTACATCATTTACGGTATTTCTGTGTATACTTGCGGATTTTCTCATCGGCAAGCGCCTGTTCGCGCTTTACTGCCTCGTCAAACTGTTCGATAATGGCGGTCATAAAGTTCTGCCAAACCGGCGCACCGTTGGCCGCGGAATAGGCGTTGACGCTGCCAAAAAGCGTATCGGCAATGTCCTGCCCGAACAGGTCATTGATGATGCTGCGCATTTCCTTGTCAAGAGAATCAACCATGTCGAAAAGCTCATCATTGGGGATATCCTTTTCAAGCGTCTTTGCGCGGGTCTCCTGCTTCTTGCGCAGATCATCAAACGTTTTGTATGCTTTCTTTGCGAAGTTGACATCCGCAGGGTTAAAGTACACCGTTACAACGCCGTTTACGCCGCGAATGGTATATTCCTTTACACCGGAATCAAAAGTGAGTTCCATATATTCCTCCAAAATGAGGGCTGACAGACGCCAGCCCTCTATTTGTTATTCGCCCTCGGTAAAAGTGACCGTATTGCCAGAGACAGCGGCGGTGCCGACCGTGCGCGTGCCGCCAAGCGTCACGTCGATAGGCATACCGACAAAGCCGCCGCCCTCGCCGCCGAGGGAAGAAGGCTTAACCATGCAGGACGAATAACGCTCCGCAAATACCGCAGTCTTTGCCGTGCCTGCATAAGCATGGACAATCAGCACGTCCTGATTCGCCAGCGCCGCCGCGTTCTGCTCCTTGACCGCAAGGTTCCAAACCTTGACGATGGCAGGGTCGCCAGCGTCCAGATTAGACGGGTCAAAGGTCTGCGTGATAATGGGTTTCTTCATGGTCGTGCGCGTCGTTCCAAGAATATCTTTCGAGGAATCCTCCTGCCAATCATATTCCATGCTGGAATCCGTGACGCGCGTACCGAGGGGAGACCACGTAGGGGTTCCAGTTTCGCCCGTGTTGAGATACGCAATCAGAAGTTCGCGGTCTACGGTCTGCCCCGCCGTGGTGTTAAAGGTCATATCAGCCATTTTTAATCACCTCGTAGTTCATTTTCATAAGGATTTGATGATCCTCGTCACCGTTTTCATACACGGCAAAAAGAGAGGATCGCGTTGTAGGCTCAATACGGATGACGCGGCGACCGTCGCCAATGTCAGGCGGCGTTTCGCTTGTTGCCCAATCGCCCAAGGCGTTAAGCAGCTCGTCAGCTTTGAGCCGTTTGTCGTTGCTATTCCCCGGTTTCATGCGGTAAATAACCTTGAATTGGTATTCCGCCTGATATCCGCCGAGGATGTATTTCCTGACGATATACGCCGCCTGAATCGTGGACAGCGCCATCGCCGGAGTATCGGCGGGAAGAAATTCGAACCGGATTAAATCAACCGGCTTGTCAGGGAACGTGTTTAACCACGCAAGCAACTTTCGGGAGACTTGATCCTCTTCCGCTGCCGATACCGTTTTTTTAACCTGCTCCGTCTTTTTAACCTGTTCCGTACTTCTTCACCGCCTTTTCTGCTACACGCAACCACTTATCGAGGTTCTGCGCTTTTGATGCTTCACACCAATGGGCTTGTGCCTGTGGATGCGCCGTGTGGTTGAACACTAAATTGCGGTCAGTCACGACCTTTGTACCGCCTTTTGGCGCGTATGTGCTGCCGGTATTCGGGTCAACCATGACTTTCCCGTAATACAAGAATCTCGCGTAAGGGCCGGGGTAGATGATGTCGTTGCCAACTACCCTTGTGCGCTGCGTTAACGAGCCTGTGAGCATCGGCACAAAAGGCTGAGTATCTTTCTCCATCTGCTCGGCTAAAACGTGTTCAGCGCGCGCACAAGCCTTTGCAACGGCAGTTCTTACAGCGTCCATTCCATCGGTATGCACGGAAAACTTGATGCCCATTACGCACCTCCAACTTCCCAGTGTTGCATATCGGGGCTACCGTAGTCCATCGCATCAACCTTGGTCACGTTGTAGCAATCGTCATGGCTCAGTACGACGGTCATGTTGTCCGAAACGAATTCGCCCTTTACAAAGCACGTCATGCCGCCGTTGCCATTGTATGAGAGCGTCCACAGTCCAGACTTATCCGCCGCTTTGAAAAACGATTGCGGCCCGATGTAAGTTTTCGGCTTCCCTGTTACCCCGTCCACCGCTTTCACGGAAAACGGGATATACAGATTTACAGCGTCGGCACTTTCAAGGCCGCTTTCGCGCACGTTGACCGCCTTGCTGGCCTGCAGCATAACCCCGCGCAGGATTGTGGTATAAACTTTCTCGACCTCGTCAAGCGTTGTCGGGTCGATCTCCTGCACGACGTTGTAAATTGTTACAGTGTGGGGAGCGTACATCTATACACACCTCCGCGATACAGCAGCCCGGTATGAGCAAGGTATTCCATGCACGTTTCCGCAAGCAGTTTCCTTACCCCGTCCGTCGTATTGAGTGCAGACAGGGCGGATTCCCCGCCCGTTGCAAGTGTTCTGGAATAGCTGCCTACTGTTTCGCTTTTGACTTCCGCGTCATTTTCCGCAGCGTTTGCAAGGTTTTTCACGGCAAGCGTCTGCGCCGCTTCGATGACCGCATACTTGTCAACCAGCGCACAGCAGCACATCTTTACCGCGTCCAGATCGGCGTGGCCTTTAGCTTTGTTGCGCGTGTAGTAATCGAGGAAAGAGCTGGCGCGGACAACAAGACGCGGGAAATCTTCCTCACTCACAGCGCCCATGTAAGTGCCGGAGTAGTATGTATAATCAGCGTATGTCATACGGGTCAGCTCCTTTCAGATCAGGCCGTGGCCTTCGGCTTAAGAACAATGCCGTTCAGCGCGGCGGCTTTCAGCGTATTCTTAAGCACAACACCGGCCACAAGTTCGACTTCGCCAGTCTTGACCGCGCCGGGCGCGTTCATATCGGGCATATAGCTGGAAATGACGCTATTCCCAGTCGGGGAAATTCCGTGGAAGCCGTCAAGCCCGATGCTTACTGCGTAAATGCTGGAAGTACCGGCAACGGACGTGCTCGGCGTAGAAGTGCCGATAACGTCAACAGACGCAGAACCGTTGTAATACTTGCCCATATCCATAAGCGGAATACCGGCAAAGGTTTCCACAGTCTGACCGAAATCGTTCTTTGCGCGCTCGTAATAGCCAGCACGGCGAGCGGCGGCACGAACCTTAAGCAGCATATCGCCGTTCATCATCAGCATAGAGACATTGCCATCCACAGCGTGAACAAGCTGGTCAAGCTGATCGACAAAAGCGTTGCTGTTGCTGTCCAGCTTAGAAGCGTCGGACAGGTCAATATCGGTGGTAAACTCGTTGGAGCTACCGTCAAGCAGCTTGCGCAGGCCGTCAAAAGTGTTGACAACATAGCCGGAACCGGAAGATGCCGCAACACCGTTGATGACGGCATTGTGGAAGGTATTCCGAGTTGCCTTGATCTTTTCCGCCGCCTGGAACGCAAGCTCATCCACCGCGCCGGAAGTGTTCTGAAGAACCCGGTCGACCGCGAAGGAACCGCCCATGATGATGGCCTTTGCGGTCTTCTCAACGCGCTTGGCCTCGTTAGCGGTGTACTCGCTGTTGATAGCACGGACCGCAGCAGTGGAGGGGGTCTTGAGCTGAATGTACCCGTAGGTCAGGGTGGAACCGCCAGTGCCCGGAGAGATGGCGTTATCAAACACCAGTCTGTCCAGCAGCAGAGAACTACGGCGAAATTCGTCGACGATCATCTGGTCGACCTTGTCGGCCATGCCGACTTTAGCTTCAGCAAGAGTAATAGCCATGTGTAAAAATCTCCTTTATTTGTCGTATTTTTCGTGGAGCGCACTGGCTAAGGTTGTGGGCTTGTCTTCGTGCTGTCCACCTTCAAGAGAACCTTGCGTGTCAACACGCGCCCCCGATTTAACAAATGCGCTCGGGTCTTCGGACTTTGCTTTCTCAAGATACTTATCGAATCCATCCAAAGCACCGTCTTTCATTTCGAGCTTGCTGTCATTGATACCCGCGCGGAAAGCCTTTTCCGCAGACTTCGAGGAAAACTTCACGCCGCTGTCGGCAATTGCCTTATCAATGGCGCTCTGATAGTCGCGCTGGGCAAGCTGGGCTTTGTACGCTTCGGTTTCCTTGTCGTACTTACCCTGCAATTCATCCAATTTTTCTTGAATCTTCGCGGCGTCGCCATTGGTCTTTTTCAGCTCCGCGATGTCTTTATCACGGTCTGCAACCTGCTGCTCCAGCGCTTCCTTGTCCGCTTTCGCATCCTCTGCGGCTTTCTTGTGCTTCTCGATGTCCTTGCCGTTCATGGCAAAGACCTTGTCCGCCTGCTCTTCCGTCAGGCCGATGTTCAACAGCTCTTCTTTCTTCATGTTCAACTCCTTACGGGATAGGCTTTTTAGGTCGTTGCCGTGACCGTCCCGCCTGCACTTTTAGGCTTGCAGATAGCCAATTTTTGTATAAAATCCGCAGCAGCGGCTTTTATCGCTCACAACGCGCCCACCTGCTCCCACGCTCTGTGGATTTTCGGACCTTGCCACGCAAACCAATCCACAAGTTCTTCGTTCTTGCACCACGCGCCATCAAAAACCAGCCCACTATCAGTAAGTCCGCTTTCACTAAGAAACGCGTGAACGATTTCATGGCGCAAAGTCTGCAATTGCGCGATTTCCGCTGTTTTCTGCGGCTCGTGCTCCCATCCCTTGTAGGTGGTCATATCGCAAACAACGATTTGTTTTTGCAGATGGTCACAATAGCCATCAATGCCCCTACGCTCAAACGCCTCGTCGGCGGTATATTTCTTTATAATAATTTCGTAATCGGTGCCTAATATGCCAACTTTCATGCTATCCTCCAATGTAAAAGAGCCAACCGGCTACAAAACATAGTCAGTTGGCTCTTCGTGCCACTTCCGCGCGCCCAATTGCGCTGCGGGAATGTTATTCAGTTTGGGTTATTATGTCATGCCACGCCCAGGAACAGCAAGCGAAATGTTTCTCTTCCCTTCGGCGTGATAAGCGTCTGTGCACCGCTCCAATTCGTCTTTTCATTCACCGATTCCTTGACTTCAAACAAGCCATCGTTCTTGTGCTCATACGGCAACAGTTTGCCCTTCTTGTCGCGGTAAATATATTTCTTTTCCAGCAGGAAAGAAACAAACTTCTTGGGCGGCACATCCAGTGCCTTTGCGGTCTCCCGGAAGTTCATCAGCGTGTTCCGCTCCACAAGCTGGTCGAAATAATCAGCTTTCGGAAGCATGATCTGATTTTCAACCGTCAGCGCGGAGATACGGGCGTCACGCTCGGCAAGCGTTTTCTGCGCCATCAGCAGCGCCGATGCCATCAGTTCCTGCGGGGTCATGTTCTCCTGCCCGTTGATGTACCCGCCGTGCTTGCGGATGCTGGGGATAACATCGCTCGTTACCCATCGTTTGAATTTCCGCGCCGTCGGCAGCTTAGAGCCAAGAACAAGCGCATAAAGGCCGCTTTCGTTGATGATAATCATTTCCTGCTGCCCGGAGGGGGTGTCCATTTTAGCTACCCCCCTATCTTCCGCGTCAACTCTTTCTCTTGCTGCCTTTGTTGCGTCCTTATACCCCAGCGCAGCCGCAACATCCTTGCCGACAAACCACGGCGCACCGTCGCACTCCATTGTGCGAATGTTCCCAAATTCGGGATTATTAAAAATCATCAGTTCGTTCATGCCATGTCCTCCTTCTTCACCGGGCGCATTTTGACCTCAAGTTCAAAGCAGCCCTCTTTTCCACAGAAAATATTCTTCACGATGTAGTCCCCAAACACTTCGACCATAACATCGTCATAGTCGGGTGCGCCGTTATGGAAAAGCGAATATGCGTTTCCGTTCACGGCAACATCAACTTCTTTGGGGTTGTTAATAAGCGTGCAGGCTTCTCTAACGGTTAGCATGGTAAAAATCTCCATTTCTCTTGATTTTCACCGAAGAGGAGGTTATAATAGATTTAACCTCTGCTTCGGTGGTGGTGAATTAGGGTGTTGGTGTGGTTTGTGAGGCCGCCAACGCCTTAATTTTTTGCCAAAAGCAGATGAACGCCCCGCCTAATTGCCTCTGTTTGGGTAATCCCGTGTTCTCGACAATAGGAAATAAGTTTTTCGTGCGTTTCCTTATCAAATCGGACTTTAATATTTATGTCCTTCGGGTTTTCTGACTTTGGCCGTCCTGTCCTCGGAGACATTTTTTCACCTCTTTTCGTGTTCCGATAAATCAAATATAATTCACGGAACACAAAAAGTCAAGAGATTTTTGAAATTATTTTTTCAGCTCTTCCGCCTTGATGATCTGCGCTTTGACGCTGCCATCCTTCATGCCCTTTAGCTGTACCCGCAGGCCGTTTTTTAGTGCCTGTTCAATGGCGGCTTTTAGCTTGTCATCAATCATCCAGCACCTCAATGCTTTCGATTTCTTCCGGATAAAAAACATTGATTTCTCCGCTATCCGCTTCTACTACCATGTTATCTTGGTCATCGTTGGATTCGAGTGCATCTAATACAGCAATTACCTTTCCCTCAAACGATTTCCCCGTTGCTGTCAAAATTTTTACACGGGGAAGTCGATTCGCATAATCCCAAATGTTTACCATTTATTTATTCTCCTTCGGCTCTGTCGGAACTACATGAGTGCCTTTTTTTGAATAGTAAATACCTGCTCGATTTGTTTTGTGATAAGCATTATTTTTATAATAACGGCCTATCGTCGCATCTGCATTTGCAAACTCTACAATTTTAAGCGCTCCATTTTTTTGTTTTTGAATAATGACCGCCCCCGTTCCCGAGCTGCTGTCTACAAACTCTTGCGCCTCTTGCATTGTGATTGTCATCACGCTTTGCGGAGTTTTTCCATTTGAGATTCTTTGCGCCTTATATCTTTCAAACTCCATTGTTCCTTCAATGTGTCGAGCTTGTACCTGTGGCCGGATTACTGTGGAAATCTCCCCGCTTGCAATTTTTTCTTTTAGTATAGCAATATTTTTTTCGTTTTGCAACGCCGCTTGTTCTGCTTCCGATTGGCGCTTTGCTTTTAATGCTTGCGCCGCCGCCTCGCTTTTTTCGTCGCCGTAAAGCACTTTTAGTCTCTCTCTCTGCTCCGGCAGCCCCGCCGCCTTGCTAAACTCCTTGTATTTGGCATTTAAACGCCGCAGCTTAATGTTTGCGGTGGTGGCGTCGCCGGTAAGCCCTGCGGCCTCATATGCGGTTTTAAGCCGCTTTTGCTTGCGTATGGTGCGCTCTATGCGGCGCTGCATCTGCGTGGCCTCATATGCAGTGTATTTCTTGCCGTCGTACTCGCAGCCAAGTCCGTCATCAATGTGCTGTAATTGCTCGTCTGTATAGGTGCGCTCCGACACGCCCTCCACCCAGGGATAGCGCCTATGGCGGCAGTTTGCGCCCTCCAGCCCGTCCACAGCGCCCAGTCCGCAAGCATCGTATATGCTTGGGTAAATATCGCCGGTGCGTATGCTGTAAACCTTGCCCTGCCACTCCTTATGCGATGACCACGGGGACAGGCCGGGTACATCACGCGCCCCGGCGTGGGCGGACACCTCATAATACGGGGTTTCTAAGTATTCCGCCGATTGCTCGGTATATTTGGCGCAAAGCTGGGAAACGCCCGTCATTACCGCCCTGCGGGCCGCTACATCGATAGAATCATGGTGGCCGCTCTCATAGTCAACCACCTTTAAGCCGCCGTCTGCAAGCTGCTTTACCGCCATCTTGATAGCCTGACTATAGTTGATCGCGCCGCTCTGCACCTGCATCGCCGCATTGTCAAGCGCCCATTGGTAAGCTTTGGCTGGGGGCAGCATCGTGCGCCCGTTGTCCACCAAAAAGCCCATCGACCGGGTTATGTTGCGCAAGTCCCGTTTGGTCTGCTGGTATATGGCCCAGGTGTCCTCGATGCTTACCAGCGTTTCCGGCTGAGTGATATGTGCAAGGTCAATGACGTTGGTGTAATACTTCTGATTGCGCTTCACAACGTCATTAAGCAAACTATTTAGCTTTTGTTTGCTAATCCCCGTTGTTTTGCTAATAGCGTCTTCGATGCTTTTTAGATTAACGCCATGCCCACGCAGTGCTTGGATATCTTGCACCGTAACTTCGTTAAGCTGCTCCGCGATTTTCAATCGGCTGCAAATCTCGTCAAGCAACGTGTTTTCGAGCGCCCGGAACAGTTCTGCCAGTTCTTCCGGCAGCACATCAAGGATATCCGGCTGAAACGGATATTTCATTCTTTTACCCATGACCCGTTTCTAAATTTATATCCGCGCTTTTTCAGTTCATCTTTTACTTGGTAAGTTTGCCCGGAAAATGAGGTGATTTTTTCGAAATTGATATTATGCGGAGAGCTGTTTACAAAGCCATGATCAAGCGTGTACGTGACATAATTGGTTTTGTTAGTCTTGGCAGTTTTATTGTAACTATCCGCTTGTGCATAAACCAACTCAACAGCGCCATGTCCTTTGTCAACCGCTTGCAATACCGTATCATCATATCTGCCACGCATAAAGCCGCGCCCCTCAATATAGCGCGTTTCCACTTTTAGAGGGGCTTCCTTGCCAAAAACAGAGCTTTTTTGATTTCTTTTTACTGCCGTCCCAAGTCCGCTTCCACCGCGTCCGCCCATTTTGCTTTCCTCCTGTCTACAATATCGTCGTAATGCGGCTTTACCCGTATCACGTTCCAGTCGCATTCTTCCGGCACTCTGCCGTAGAAGATCACCCATTTCGGGGATAGCCGTTTCATCATTTCCTCGTAGCCGCGCAGAAACAGCCGCTTGCTTTCCTTGTTCTTCTGTGTTCCTACCGAACTAACCGCAACTATCCCGCCAACCGGTTCCCCATCAAAGCACCAATCGTAACTGCTCTCGTCGCTCCATGAGATCGTTGGATAGACCGTCATGCCGTGCATTTGCCAGTATGCCGCCAGCCAGTGCTTGCGGTAGTGGTTGTATATCTGCATCGCAAGCGGCATATCTGTGTAGGTGGAGAAGTCAGGCGCGCACACCGCCGCAAACTGCAACAGCTTCGGAATGTACTTGTCCGGTGTGTTCCAGTGGCGGATAAACTGATAATCGTCCACAAAGAAGTGTACGATCTTGCTTTTCGTGTCTTTCGCGGTGTAATGGTAATTCACGGGGATAAACTCACCTTGTGGGTATGCCTTGACCGGCTCAATCTGCGGAATGTCGTACTTGCCCACGCCGGGGAATGTGAACTTGTCGAGATTTTCAAAGTTAATCATCTTATTTAAACCGAATTTGTTTTTGTTTTGTTATTCGTTTCCACTCACTCAAAACATATTCGTAGTTTTTGGCTGCATTTTTTAGGCTTGAACTTTTCTTTTCAACGAGCTTATTAAAAGCTACAGCATTACCATTTTTATAGATCACAGCTTCGATTGTGGTTCTAATTGGCTCTGTCGGCCTTGAGACCTGAGTCGGTTCCCATCCGTTGTAAAAACGCACAGATACCCTTTCATTTCCGCGTTCAATTTCAGCAAACTGTGACCTTATCGCATTCCCGTTTGCTGTAAAATTTGCGTCAGAAAATTTCCATGCTTTGCTTTTGCAGTTCTAATAGCATTCCTGAAATATTTTGCTTTCGCTGATTTTCCAAAAACTTTGCAAGGCTCATACCGCGCCCGCGCCCAGATTCTACGGCTCCAATGCCGCCACCGGCTCCACCTCTGCCGCCCATTACTCTACCTCCTGTTGTCCTTCGGTCGTCATTTCCTGCATCTTCGGCAACGCCGCTTTTGCGGTTGCCTCGTCCTCGTTCATCCACTTCATGCGGAACTCCCAGTCGTTCATAATGCCCGCCTGCAAGAGCTGCATATCGCGGGAAAATTCGCTCTGCTTGTCCTCAATGATGCTGTCATCAAAATCGATGGAGATCTCCACATCCTCATTCAGCCCAGCGTTCATGGCCGTGTTGCCCAGCCGTAGCAGAATGCGGCACAGCTCCTTCAATGCCTGCTCCAAGATGATCTCGTGTTTTTTGATGGTGCGGAACATAGTGGAGTTCTCGCTGATGACCTGTGTGGCAGTCGCTACGCTGCCGCCGTCGAAACGGTAATAGGTCTCACCGAAGCCGCACTTGCTGGAAAGGATATTGAGCTGATCCTGAATTCCGGTGTTGTGCTCCGCCGTCCGCAGCGTCATGTCAATGGGAGTAACCACCGCACCGTCTTCTGTATCCTCCGGCATGACGTAAAACACCACATCGTCAGGGTCAAAAGCAGGGGTGCCGTCAAGATACTGCGCCGCAGACGGCTTGACCATGATGCGCTTCTTGCCCAGCTTGAACTCGTTGACGTAGCTGTCATAGGCAATATCCACGCCCTGCAATACGTCAATAGCATTGGCGTAAACCGCAATACCGGTTGGAAGCAAATAGTTGAAGTTATTCGCAATGTTGGGTCGGTCAATGACAAATTGACGCTTATCGCTTCCGGTATGTACAACAGGTGGGATGCGCTCAAAGCCCTTAACATTTGTCAGCGCTTCGTCCGCAAGTTGCTCATTATCATACCGATAAATGCGGTTCTCAATGACGTATTCGCCGCTGTCCTCTTTGCGATGAATTTGCAGATAGAGGTAATCGCGCCCGCCCCTTGTAACTACAGAGGAAAACGCGCACTCGCTGATATATCCGTTCTGCCATGCCAACGGGTAGATATTTTCGATGGTCACATAGTCCAGCACGATACCGGATGCGTTGCCTGGTACAATATCCCCGCTTTCGCTGATCTCCTGCCCAATGACGCGGGGAACATAGGCCACAGTGCCCAGCGCGGACTTTAACTCCTGCATTTCGTTCGCCTTGACGGTGAAGTTGTTTTCCGTCAGCACCAGGTCAATAAAGTCCTGCTCTTTCTGCCCCTCAAGCGTGATTTTGACTTTCTCGTTCATCAAAAGGTTGGCCCAATCCTCGCACAGCTTTTTCCCCATGCCAAGGGAGTAGCGCCTACACTTCACCTGCCGCTCACCATTCTGCACAGTGTAGTTGTGGAAGCCTTTTACGTCGCCCTGATACCAGCTTTTCCACTCGTACACTTTGCTGTAGAAGCTGTCGGGGATGGTGGTACAGCCCAGTTCATTCAGTTTGATGATAACCGCGTTACTCATGCAATAACTCCCATCCGACGGGAAATGCGCTCAACGGCGTACCGGGTGGCATCTATCAAGTGGTTATTCTCATCTGGGTAGCCGCTGATAATATCTCCGTCTTTGTTTCGGTCGTACTCGTAATTTACGAACTCGTTGTATGCGTTTGGTGTGCGTTTCCGGTCAATGACGATCTTGCGCCGTTGCAGCCACTTCATACCGTAGTCAACAGAGCCTGGGCCTTTGACCGCTGCTTTTGCCTGAAGGCCCATAGCGCGGTAGTCCGTTACACTCTTAGGCTCTGCGCTGTCGCAAGTGATGTAAGCGTCTTTGTACCCGCGCTGGATGATGATGTTCCCGCTTGCCTCATTTGTGAGCTTGTTTTGGTATATCTCGTCCATCAGGTAGATAGTTTCCCTCGCACGGTCGTAGTGCAGCCGGATAAAAGCAAACGGATCCGGGAACCAACCCCAGTCCACGCCCTGGTAAATCCTATCAAATTGCGCAATCTCCTCGTCGGTGATCTCCCGCAGCTCCAGGTTGTCAAACACGTTGCCGCCCGTACCCACAGGAATTCCCAAATACTCGTGCTGGTACGCTCTCTCGTCCGTGGCCTTTAGATGTTCCGCCTCCGCTAAAAACTGCTCACCAAGCCACTCTGGCGGTGCTTGCAAGTACGTTGACTTGTGGCACAGCCTGTCTGTGCGTTCTTCCATGCTGTCCTTGTTCGCCCAGTTATCGCGGCTTATCGGCGGGTTGTAGCTTTCAAAGTTCCAATACT